TAAATCTTCTTTCTTTGGCATAAACGACACCTTTCAAAAGCTAGGACCCACTATCGTGGGCCCTCTCAGATATTCAGAGATCAGATTACAAAGATACGAACGCGGAACGGAAGCCGATGTCCGAAGTCGAATACGCGCGCTCACTGTTCAGGCCCAAGGCAAAGGCGCCCGCCCCGGAACCGTTGTCCCAACCGCCGCCTCGACGAGGCACACGCTCACCGTAGTTACGTACCCACACGTTGTCTCCGCCATGGTTCGCGTCTATAGGAGCGATAGCTAGTTGTTTTAATAAATCCGGAATCGTGTAACCTGTTGCTGCAGTAATGTTTTCTAACAGGCGATCCTTAGATTCGCTTGTAGATTCATCCATTTGATTTACAAGAGAATCATTGATTACCAGATTGCCAGATTCAACATCGAAAAACGCACCTGTGTCAACCCACTGGTCAACGACGCCAGCTCCTCCTGGTGTATTGAAATCATTGTCGTTATGAACGTATATTTTACCATCGATGAGCTTAAATCCGTCTGTCCACTCCCAAACGTTTCCGTTAAGATCATAAATACCTGCACTTGTTCCATCGTGAGACCACGACGCTGGACCAGATCCAGTTAATACACGATCAGCACCTGCAGCTACACCTCGTTCATAAGCAGCAGAATGATTGGTGACCTTGACCTTTGGCTGAGCAATATCCTTTGGCTTCATCAAAATCTACATATGCTTTCGGATCCATGCCAGGTAATGAGTAAGCTCGCCCATCATGTACAATGTTTTGGAACTTACTAACCCATATCTCAGACTTCGTAATCCCATCAACAATAAAAGCCGGGTGTGGGGTGTCAGCTCCGCCATCGATGACATCTCCAATATTAAAACGAGGGATGCGAACCATAATAGATGGATTCCCTTTGTCATCATACATAACTGTGTTCTTTCCGTCTGTTGCGGCTTCTACTGCTTGGCGATAGGCGTCTTTTGTGCTTAGAATAAATGACATTATACTTCATCTCCTTCTGGTTTTGTTTTTCCGTATTCTTCTGGAAGTCCCCACAATCGTAGTTCAACTTTATTCATATCAAGTGACAGGACTCGTTCATCATATATTGCATCGCCTTCTTCGTCTGTTTCACCTGTATCATAGATTTCCGTTTGTTTTGGCGGGATGACGATAGTTGCAACGTACCAGGCTCCTAGACCTTCACGCATGGTTTGCAGTTGATTATCTAGGCAAATATCAATCACCTTCTCTGTGTTCCCTTGGCGTTGCTGCAGGTCAATCGTTACATCCTCCACAGTTAGTACAGTGCCACTAATGGAATGGCTTGCTTTTTTACCGTTGTTCACATTTGATTTAATCAATGTTCACGCCTCCTTATACATTTGGATTCATTAAAGTCCATAAAAAAGTGACCGACTCTGCTGAGCCCGTCATTTTGACTTTGAATCCGTTTTGCGTTTTTTCGTAAGCAATTAGCTCTCCGACTTCCCCTTCATGCACAGCGTTTACCACGCTTAGTTTAACATCATAGTCTGGTGCATTGATTTGAGCGTAACCCTCAAGACTGACTTCAACAAATGGCTCAGAGTCTCTAAAGTAGCCATCATCAGTAATGTTATTGCTAATGGTCTCTTTACCTTGAAGGAAACGTTGATTCTTGTACTTTTGAATCTCTAAGTTATTTTGCCGGGATTGTTGCATGGCTAACAAGGATAGAGCACCAACATCGAGGTGGCTAATCAAAATTCCTGCCTCTACATTGTTCATGTGCGCTTCGTCAACAGGTGTACCTTCAATTATCGCTTCGCCTGTCTCATCATCTATCACCCTATCTTCCCATTCGGTAGGGGTGTAGTCATTTCTATTCATTACGAGTCACCTCCTAATTATTAACTTGACTCAAATTAAACTTAGCCTCTAATAAAAGTCCTTTGTTTTTTTCGTGAACCTTATCTATTGAGTTTTCTTCATATTTAATATCGCCTTTGTCGTCCAAAAGCCTGAATGTCGTAACCGAACCTAAAGGATCCTTTGAGGTTAAATAAACGTGCTTTTTTATTGATGAATCGTCTACTATCGACCTTCTTACATTGAATTCATGCAAAGTTCCATCAACAATACATTCCGCTCTTGTGCATTTCCCGTCTATGAAGTCAGCTATCTCTTTAATGAACGTGCTTTTTAACATTATGTCGCTCCCTCCCCTGAATGAAATTCTCCACAAATCCCCGTAGAGTTTTCGGTAATCAACAATTCTTTTGTTACATTTACTTTTATATCATCATTAAAATAATCGGGTGATAAATTATAAAAACCCTCGGTTATGATGTTTCCTGAGTAATTATATTCACTCTCTCCTATGGCGCTTTCTTCGGATACGATCAAATTATAGTTATATCTATGACCCGGCATTGCGGATCCGGCCGGAAATTTTATTATAGGATGGAGTCGAATCGTTTCATTTTCAACGACTCTAAAATATATCCCGTTGTCATTTTTAAAAAAAACGCCTTCGAGCTTTGATCTTTTATTCTTCACAGAATTAATTAAACTGAAAATTTTCGGTATATCACTCTCTGACTTCATATCTTCATCTGTGGATATTTTAAAGTGATATGGATCTCCTCCATATTGAAACCATTCATACACTTTTGCGTTTTCAAAAAATACATCCGCCACTTCTTCAACAGCTTTTGGTGTGCCTTTAATCCGATGTACATACACAGACCTTTTGATCAGCTCTCGTTTTTCATTTAAGTTTAATGAACTACTGTAAAAGTCAACATGTAAATAAAATGCCAGATGATCTAATATTTCTTCTGGTTGTTCATCTAAATTAGGCAACATTGTTAACCCTTTAGATTTTTGGGATAAATACCAAAACCCGTTATCTACCGCCTTAGCCGCCATTGCAACATCTGGATCATTCTTTACGCTTTCTGGCAAAAGATCAATTAAAGGCATTTCATAAACTGTTTTATTCATCTTCCATTCCTCCATAAGTGATTATTTTAGAATTCAAAACACCTACAGTCGAACGGTCAACTACTGTGAAATTAGGAGCCATTACATATACTCTCTTCGCTCCATTTTTGATACATAAAGATATCAATTCTGAGGGGTTGATATCTCTTCCAATTTTTGACTTTTGCCATGTAATATATCCATCGATTGCTTTTTCTATCGAATCCCTTAGTTTAGATTCATTATCCGAATCCGAAGACCTGATATAATACGTTACATCTAAGTCATAGGAAACTGTATCAGGAGCACTTACCGCTACATTATCCGTTAAAGGTCTTCGTTCTTTGTCAGAAAGAAACTTGTCAAGATCCTTCAAAAATGAACTAGTAGGCAACTCACCGTTTTGTAGAAGAACCCTTATATCAACAACCCCTTCACTTGGAGAAGTAATTCGTGTATCCTCAATTAAGTTGCTGAATTGCCTAACAAAGTACTCATATGCCCCTTCAGGACCAGCTACACTAAAACCTTCAGGTGCTAAATGAATTCGTTCGCGTAGACTATCATCACTTTCTTTATCAGAACCCCCTGAGCTTTCTTCGGTATTCTCAACACTTTGTACCCAAGGAATTGGGTCGACTAAAATATTAATTTGCCCTGGCGTGAATCCATTACCAATAGTTCCTTTTTCTAAGCATTTAGCTGTGGTTTCAATTTCTGTTACTCCCGCCTCTACAATTAGATCTTCCTCAAGAACGAAGTATAGATCCGAATCTGGACTCACCCTTGTACCCTCTATGATGGTTTCATCACTCGGCCTCGCTTCACTTAGCGTGAATTTTATTGGGACTGTTGCAGCTGTTGCTTCAAATCTCTCTGTTTTACTGAACGCCCCTAAGTGATCAATATTCTCGCCTCTCGAAAATGCCAATAGGTTTTGTTTAGCACTATCATTCATTTTTATTCTTAACTGTAATTCACGTAAAGCTTGTGTGTATAAAAAGATACGAATGGGGTCGCCTGGTCTTAATTTTTTTCTTTCCCCAGTTGATGCAAAGTAAGCTTCTTCATATTCTTTGATCATATCAGTTAAAATCTTATTTATATCTGTTTCGACAAATGCAACATCAGGTAATTCTTTCTTCTTCAAGGTCAACACTTACCACCACCTTAGGGATCAGGCTTCCTGTTTCTTGATCCTCACTAAAAAAGACCTCTTGAATGGAGACCCTAGGTTCAAACTTCTTTGTTTTCTCAATATATTCAACGAGTATTCGATTTTTCGCAATCGGTAATGGTTCATCCATAAATGAGGAGTTAATCCCAAAAAAACGATTAAAAGGTATTGAGTTTTCAGGAGTCGTTAATAACATCTTTAGGTTTTGATAAACTTTTTCTTGTCCCGATGCGTTGAAGTCAATTCCTTCAATGATTACCGATTCAAATTTGATCATCTAAGCACCTCCACGTACTCTTGGATTTCAATATCAACACGTCCAGAGTAAACCTCGCCTTTATTAAAGATTACATCCCACATTTGCGATACCGATGTAACAATCCATTTATCGTAACCCAATCCTTTGTTACCAATGACCAATGTTTCAGCATGACCTTCTCTGTTTTTTCTGAGCCACTTTTCCATTTCTTCTCGTGGTTTAACGCCAAAAGCTCCACTTAATTGTATGGTGAAAGAAATGGTATCTAAATCTGGTCCTAAGAATTCTGTTACTGGCTTTTTTTGGATCACTTCGTGTGTCGCAAATCTCGATGAAGAGTCTCGTTGGAAGCCAGTAAAGGTTAGGATCCGTTGGTCATTGGATTCAAAAGTGATGTCACCAAAAGCTCCAATCATAAATTATCCCCTCCCAGTTCAGGGGGATTTTCCTCAGAATAAAAACGCCCTAAGCACACTCCATCTTCTAGTCCATTCCCTAAAAATATGCATGCTACTTGCTCGCTTATTGATGGAAAGGTACTAGCTTCTAATACAGGTAAGGGAGGGCTTACAGAATTATTTCTATCTAAAAACACAACCTCAACAGTTCCTTTTTCTGTGTTTCTTGAACTCACTCTGCCTATTTTGAATATATTCCTAGCGACCCTTAAAGCTTCATCCACTTTCACCCCTCCATTACTTTTCTCACTTCAACAGAAGTCGTGAATCCGCCCCCGATGGAGTGTGATGCTTGTTGTATATAATACTTCCCGCTAAATGAACCAAAATCATTTAATTGGATACAAGTAGCGCCCAAAAGTTCAACATTCCCAACCATATATATAGTGGCTGTTGTTTCCTTTTTATTCAGGTTTCTCAGGGTTCTTTGAGCTAGCCTTCTAGCCTCTTCTTTACTACTTACTTTTTTGTTTAATTGATAAACCTTACTATCCTCATCTACTTCGGTTATAGCATGTAAATAGGTGATAGTCTCAGCTCTCATTGGATCATGATACGTCACGTGCACCCCATCATATTTTGTGTTAGTGAGTTTCGTTGTAAAGTCATAACCCAGAATGGAATCATTTGATTCGCTATATGTGGCAACAACATCCCTTTCTTCAAACTCTTGTTCATCAAAGATAACTAATTTTGAATCCGTCACCTTCATTGCCAAACTTTCCTCTTCACATAAACTTGATAGAAACGAAGCATCCGATTCATCTGATTGTTCTTTTGTTTGATATACAGGGTTGTTTTGACTGATGAATTGAAAGGATAACCCAGCCCTTTGAGATATTTTTTTAGCAATCTCTTTTATCGTTATGTTTCTCCATGTTCTGTTTTGAGGTACATCCGCGAAGTTGCGATTAAGAGGTGATGAAATAGCATCTAATGTAAAAGTGCTTGGTCGTCCTGAATATTTCGGTTCATCAATAAGAAATTGTCCACAAGGAAGATACTGAAGATCTCCTTCACTCTTCCAATTCAGGGTTCGGATTGCAGGAGTGATAACATCTCCCTTCTCTGGAAACCAATGATTTAACCATATATGACTTTCGTCTTTAAGAGATATTCTAATGCTATCGCTATCACCGCTAGCATTATCTACATACTCAAAATCCGTCATATCATCTTGCAAAACTTCTGATATGTCTACCCCCTGATAGGAGGCTAACACCTCTGATCTTCTCATCAGCATTAGTTATCACCAGATTTCCATGGAGGTAAATTCGTTGTAGTGTTCTTAGCCACTTCTGGGATTGTTAATTGAATGCCTGATTCAAAAATAACTACATGAGCATATTCGATATTACTCTGAATAATTTCTTTTGCAGCTTTTTCGTCACCTATAGTTTTTAAAGCTACTAGATCAAAAGTGTCTCCGGATACAGTTTCATAAACCATCCCGCTTCACTCCTATAAACGCTTAATTAAAACTCTTTCTTCTTCGTTGAGCCAAGAAATTTTCCATCATTTTATTGAATTTACTTTGGCTCATATCTAGACCCTCATAAACGTCTTCCTTGCTGGCGTTACCAAGAATTTTCACTTCAGGATTGAAATTAAATGCAATTTCTTCTTCGTTGGAATGATAGGTGTTAGAAGTGTTTCCTCCTGGTCCATCAATCAATGACTGTAATTTAGATAAAGGTAAGACCGCTTCTTGCTCAGCCCCTTCTCCGATCATTGCTAGTGTAGCTCCAGTTGTTATTCCTCCCTCTGCTAACTGAGGAATATTTGGTATGTTTACGCCGAAAGATCTTCCGCCTATTTTTGGTACCCAATCAGGGACGCTAACTGATATACCATTCAACTTATTAATCATCTGGTTAGCTATGGTGATTAATGTGTTAACTCCACCTCTAAAGGAACCTTTCACCCCACTAAAAATCCCTGAAAACCATGATCCTATCCCGGTAAATAATGAAGTTATACCATTATAAGCTGTTTTAAAGGTGTTTAAAATGAAATTCCCTGCGATTGATGCACCTTTTTTCACTAAATTAAACCGAACCATAAACCAATTTCCTATGTTGCTGAATAAATTCATGACGAACTGGTATGCTGCTTGAAAGTCTTGTTTTATTGCTTTCCCGGCAATTGAAACTGCTAGTTGGATTGTTTTCCACTTCTTGATTAGGTAGGCACTGACTTTATCCCAGTTCTTCCATAACAAAACACCTGCAGCAATGAGCCCCATTACCGCAGCCACTACCCATGTAATTGGATTAGCGAGCAATGCACTATTAAACCCTAGCATTGCAAGACGTGATGCTACTGTTGCGGCCTGAAATGCCTTTAAAAATCCTGTAACGGATTGAACAATAGTCATTGTCACCATAGCAGCTCTTACTGACGTTATGGCTACGCCTAGACCAATTAATACAGGTTTTATCGTGGACCAGTTATTTTTAACTAAGTCATAAAAGTCTATTCCTTTTTCTAGAAGAGTTAATAAGGCATCTCTAGCCAATGGCAATCCAGTGTCCCCCAACCACTTAAGAGCTGGTTGAGCTGATTCAAAAGCATTTTTAAAAGCAGTCCCTATATCGATGCCTAGCTCTTTTGTTCTTTGAATTGCAGGGCCATTATTTTGGATGGCATCACGTATATTGTGAAAGGCTGTTAACCCTTGATCGCCAACCCATCCAATCACATCACCAGCTGTCGAAAATACGGAAGTTAATCTGTCTTGGATTGCAGGTAGATTATCCATACCATATTCCATGAACCTTTGAAGGGGAGGCATTGCCTGAACACCAAGTGTTGTTAACATGCTTCCTACTCCGTTTTTTAAACGGTTCCATTGATCACCGAATTTGTCAGCTTGTTTAAGATCTTCATCACTAATTACACTCGCTTTTCCTTTCATATTTTCCAGTTCTTTGTTCGTCATGTTTAGAACTGGTACTAACTCTTCTCCTGTCGTTCCTAATAAAGCAGATGCCATAGCATTTCGTTCGGTCACATCTTCCATTCCTTGTAAAGATTTTATAGTTTCATTGAAAATTTGTTCTTGGGATTTCATTTTTCCGGAGGCATCTGTAACTTTAACACCTAACTTATCAAACAGTTCAGCACCCTCGCCTACTCCGTTAGCTGCATCCATGGCTCTTTCGGACATTGCTGCTATGTCCCCACTGGCTTGCTCAGCAGAATAATTGAAATTCTTCATTACATGATCCCATTCCTGAAACCCTTTTTTACTCATCCCGGTTACTTGTGAAAATTTATTTATTTCTTCAGCTGCTTGACTAGCTTTTGTGACAAGTCCACCTAATGCAGCACCAGAACTTACAGCTGCCACTCCAACACCCTTAGCTAAAGTTGGCCCGTATTTAACCACGCTTTGCATTTTATTTTGCATTCTATCAAGGTGCTGGCTGGCTTTGCCAAATGCATTTTTTACAGATGGACTCATTTTCGCTCCAAGCTCAAAGGCGATTTCAAAGTTACTTTTGGCCATTTGATTTCATCCCCCCTTTAACTTCTTCTGCAGCCTCTGACAAATCGAAAATATCTAGCTTCATAAAGTATTCAATGCTTGTATAAGTGGATAAAGAAAGACGGACGCATGCTTTTCTAAGCTTGCGTCCGTCCATTGTCTTTATGATTTTCAGGCCTTCGTATTTCACGAGACCTATGCGTTTAAAAAACCCATCACCATGTTTTTTACTTTCAATCCGTCTGCTGCACTAAGGTTTTCAAAAAACTCGATTGGCTTACCGGTTGCTTTTGAAGCAATGATACAGCAATATCCTGTTGTCATTTCATTCATTACAGCCATATTTCCATTTTTAGTGAATTGTTTATCTGCCTCGATTAAATCTTTTGCAGATAGATTTTCAATTCCTGCTAAGTCAACGCCTTCATATGTTTCTTGTTCAAATTGATAGGGCTTACGGAATTCAACATAGTATTCACTTTGATTTACTGACATATGTTTACCTCCTTAAATCATATCTCGGATATCGCCGAGTAGATCTTCTCCGTTTATTTTGAAAATGAAGTTGAGTTTGTCGAACTCTAGAACAGTGCGGTTGTTCTCTTCAATCTTAATATAAAGCACTTCCATGGTGTTTGTTGTTTCCGTCATGCCTCCGACAGACATTGTCCCAAGATTAAGTCCTTTAGGTTGTCCTCTTAACGTGATTTTTAATGGTCGTTTCTTTGTCTCACCTGCAGCTACATCATAGCTTTGCTGTGCAGCACGCAAAACTATAGAACGTCCACGATTTTTCATGAGAGAAAAGGATTGATCCATTAATGTTCGAAAAGGAAGCTCAATCGTTTGGGATGAGAAATGACCTGGTGTGGCAGATTCATATTCTCCAGCTATCCCTGCGCCTGATACAGTCTCAGACATAGCTTCAAAGTTTGGTAGTGTAACTTCAGCTGAAACACCTAACAATTTATCTGTGTCATCGTAAACGTTATAGTTAATTACCTTCTCAGGGATTGGATTCATGCTTCTTCACCTCCAAATAATAGGGTTGGATCAAATTCTAAAACATTTTGAATCTCTCGAGCTGGTGTGAAGAATGCGACCTTTTGAATAAATTGAATCTTACCGTCTAAAATCTGATCTTCTGGGTTGTCATCTTTTCGAAATTCGATCTGCGCTCCTGCAATTTGTCCCCTAGCTTGCAATCCGTTAGCTCGAATGTTTTCATTATCAACAACGCTTTCAATCAAGCGATAATTTGTAGGTTCATCTACTCGATTGAAATAATTAATAATGAATGAATTGCCCCACCAGTCAAACATTCTGCGAACAGAAATAAACCGGTCTTTAGGATCTAGAGTTCCTGCGCTTTCATCGTCATACGCAGCAGTGTTATTCCCCCAAATTCTCCATCCACTCATATTAATTGCTGTAACGATCCCTTTAGCGTTTAGTTCATTAGCTTGTAACTGGTCCAGGTATACTTCTTGTCCACTGTTGTTAACAGTATTACTAATGGATAAAGGCTTGTTGGATGGAGATTTATAAGGGACACCATCATTTTCAGCAGCAACTCTTGAAATTGATGCACCAACTAAAGAACTGAACCAAAATTCACGTTCGCCAATTCGGATTTTAGGCCAGCAAAGTACAGATGCTTTATCATCGTATATTTTATTTGTCTTATCTTGAATGGCCGCTTCTTTTGTTGTACCTTCTAAGTCCAATACATTCGTAGCGTTAAAGCTACCATTTATCTTTTGTGATTTGGATGCAAGAAGGGACCCTACTTGTTCATCTTGAGAATATCCTGGTGAAAGCAATATTGAAGGGACTACACCAAGTTTAGGGTATATCTGAGAAATGAGCTCTAGTCCACTGTAAGTATTAGTGGTATCATCATAGCCTCCAATAATATCTGTAGCATCCACTGCAGCTGGATCTAGTTGATCATAACTAACCAGTAGTGAAGTATCTGATTCGGCTTGTCCTCCGGATAAAATGGAGATTAAAGCTTTTCCTTCTGCATCAAAACCAATCAGATAATCACTATCTTTTTCATAAGTCGTTGTACCTTCACTATCTTTAACAATTACCGTATCAAGTAAGATGCCTTCTTGATCAATTTTCGCTTCTTTGTTTTCAATAGTGATAGACGAATCTGTAACTGATGTTGTATGTGTAGAAGGATCCAACACATTCACCAATACCACAGGTGCAACTTTAACGACTCGTAATGCTGCATACATGCTTTCGCATAGTGTGTAATTTGTCCAAGCTTCTGAATATCCAAGCTTTTGCTTAGCTTCAGAGAAATCATGAACCAGAATTGGCTTATTGACCGCACTAGATGGATCATTAATTAGATTAATAGGTGCAGTTCCGAATACTACTTGAACATTAGACGGATTATTTAGAGGTTGTTCAAATGTCGTTGGATTCTCGTCAATATAAACGCCGTGATTATATGGCATTATTCCGTCCCTCCTTCAGCATATTTTAATGCGCTTCTATAAAACTGGTATTCTTTGGTTCCAGGCACGGTTAAGTTTTGTTTCACTTGTTTGAACTCCTCGCTGTTGACCATTAATTCACGAACAGCAGGACTTTTTTTCATGTGCTCTTGAACGTGTGCTGGAGGCTGACTTTTATAAATCGAGAAAGCCGGTAAACCTTTTAAAGTCGGGCCACAGTAAACTAATGTTTCTTTTTCAATTTGTTTTGACTTACTTTTGCGACTTTGTCCACTCATATCATTTCCTCCACATCTTCTCGTAAATATTTCGGGGTTCTCCATGTAGTCTCCAAACCTGCGAAAAAATAAGGTTCTGCATCATCATCAACATAAGACCAATTAATTGGCAGGGATAATTCATATTTCCCGCTTATCATGGGTTTTCTTTTTAAACTTTCAATCACCCGATTGGTTAGCCTTAAAGCATCTCTATATCCCTGGTTATCATTTGAACGATCGACTACTCCTACAACGAACTGCATAGTTGTCATAGCTGGCTGATTTTCATCATTTTGACTTCCGTCCGGGATACGAACGACAACACATGGATAAGGATCAACATGATTGTTTTTACTTTTGCTCGGTAAATGTTGAGAGAAAATTTTCAAAGGTGTTTCTTCTTTTTTTCTATTTAATAAAGTTTCATTATTAAATTCCTCTTCGAGACGTTTGACTAATTCATCTTGTAATTCGAGAGGGATCATCATGTCTAACTCCTCCCTCTTTCGAGGATTCGGTTAATCTCGTGATTAATACGTTCATGGTAGGTTTCTAAACCTTTTTCGTGTATCTCCTCATGAACCGCTTCATTTCCAATCATTTGAGGTACAGAAGGTCCGAATAATCTCCTTATAGGGAGCCTGGAGTCACCAGTTCGCTCAAACACCTTTTTGCCGTTAATGTCTGCAACGAATGCTTCCATAACCTTTTTAAGACCATCTCGTTTAACTGCAATTTTTATAGGGCTTTTTCGTTTTGGGTTTACTGTCTTAGGTGAAACTTTAAAACGGTCTAGAGGGATTAACTCCCCCTTAGACCTAACTTCTGCACCTAAGTTACTCCTGTTAGCTTTGCTCACTTTTAAAGTGGACCCTACATCTTTCGCCTTAATATGGTATTCCTTTCGAACTTCCTTCTTAACGTTTTTATTAATGTTTGATGCTGCCCTGTTTAAAGCATTGGATAAGGCATTAGGAGCTTTGTGATGAAAGCGACCAAGCTTCCTTTGAACCTCAATAAACATTCTTTCATCAACATTGATGTCCATTCTCATGACCTTACGACTCCTAAAATAATCGTGTACATACCTTGGCTTTCCTTAACATCATTCACATAATAGAATGCATTATTGAACTCCATTTCATTTCCCACCAGTGGAGTGTAAGGTAATTCACTTTTAACAATATGAAAAAGGATCTCATTTTCCATGAGCCCCTCAGCGTTGTTGTTTAAATTAAAGTCTTTCAAGGATTCGTTATCTATAATGACTTTTATGGGAACTTCATCTATTTCCACTGTTTCTGCAAATTCGTCCAGATTAAAAAACGAGGAGAGATCAGTGGAAAAGTAATCATGCAATTTGCGCATGGTTACTCATCCTCTTCAGATAGAATATCTTCTACTTTGTCTTCAAGAATAATTGCTTCGATAACATTCTCTTTTCGATTCCCTTCCCATTCGACACCATGATCTTTTGCGATTTTTTGTAATGGTTCAGCGTTAAAAGCGTCATCTAATTGCTTGTACAACTTTTGGTATTCTTCTTCACTGATCTCTTCTTCCTCAAAATCTGCCGAATCATCTTGTGTTTCTCTTTCCTCGCTTATTTCTTCATCATTATCCTTTTGGTTATCGAGTAGTCCCTCATCTTCTTTGATATCACCCACAAAAAAAGCGACATCTAAATCAACGAGTCGCTGGGATTCTTCCTGGGATATATCATCTTTTTCAATAACTTCATTAGGATTATAAGTTTTCCCATTATGAGTCACGCGTTCGTTTAGTTTAATCATAATTATCCCTCCTATAATACCTCAGCTACAAACCAACTATCCACCTCATGAGGTACAGGTAGTGGCAAGCTATGCATTTGAAGGAATCGTGCAGCTGGGTCCTTTTGGATCCAAGAATCAGGGACACGGCGTCCTTCATATGTCATGAATTTGTTTGTGTTCTGGTTTGTTAACGTAACCGCTCCATATAACATGGAAGAACGTGCGTTTGATGACCCGATCATTAGCTTCCCTTCAGGAACAATAGGCATTTCCTTTTCGCTTTCTTCATCAAAATACCATTCATCATAACTAAATAAGTCTAAGCCTAGTTCAGTTAGTGACCCAATGTACGTAACCCCATTTGGGAGTTGTTGTGGGTTAATTTGCCCTAATACAATCCGGCGATTATCTAGCTTCTCTTTAACTTTTGAATGGTTTACGAAAGCATCCACTACATCTGAAGCCATAATTACTTCTCTAGGATTAACTCCAGACTTCTTTATAACTTCTTGTCGTTTAGATTTCAGGTATGCGATAGGATCACTGTCTGGATCTGACCATAAATCCGTTCCAGATAGCGTCTCCTTATTTGTGAAATCGAAGTCAATTGTATAATCAACACCTTCACCAACAATGTCCACTTTCCCATTAAAGAGAATCTGAGCTACCATCCATTCCTCGGTACGGGTGATCTCGTCATCCATTTCCGCAAGGTCATTCGCTAGCATTTCAGCTGCACGTTCATCAGGGGATCTTCGAGAATAAATATTTTCTCCAAAAGAACGCTTGTTAATATCATCCCCAGTAATTGAACGCTTTGGCTTAATCGCTCCTGGCTTGAACGTTTTTGTTGTAAAACCTTGTCGATCCATCACTTTACCCGCAACACGAGGAGATACAAATGGAGCCAATTTTCGGCGACCTTTCTTGTATTCAACATCAACATGTTCTGTCGTAAACGTTTTTGGATTCGGAAAGAACGTGTCTTTTAAGAATGTACGTACTGGCTTCATTTGATCAATTGCAGCTAACATCGTGCGTGTTTCGTAAATATTGATTGACATTAGTGATTCCCCCTATGCTTTCACATTAGTTTTTAAGAATAGTCCGATTTCGCGTAACTTTTTTCGATGAGTATCAGCAGTGTCAGTTCCGCCGAAAGTTAATGCATTCTCATTGAATTCTCCAGTTAAATAAACAGCCCCTGGTTGAGCTCCCTCCGTTGCATCTACGTCTTCCTGCAGAATTGCGTAAGGAATTTCTGCTCCGTCAGTTACAGCTGAGTCAACAGGTTTTGCCTCACCACTAGAGGTCACTACCCCAAGCACTGTTCCGCGTACATAAGATTGACCAGAAACAAGAGTGATTGCATCAGTGACTACAGGTTGAACACCACCTGCGAACAGGTTGTCATATTCGTAATTATCTAATACAGTCATTACTTACTACCTCCTCGTTGGTTATTAATAAAGCTAGCCATATTGCTAGCTGTGTCTTCGATTTCTTTTTCTTCAGAGTTGTTGTTCTCTGGTGCTTGATCGCCATTGATTTCATTAAGCTCATCAGCATCTTTCTCAGCATTCTTAAGATACTGCTTACCATCTTGCTTTTGAGCCTTTAAGATATTCACTGCCAACTGCTCTGCGGTTTCATTTGTCTCAAATTTTGCTTTTGTAGCTAAGTTTTCGCTACCCGGAATTTCTAGATCCTCGATAGCTTTAATACGTGCGTTTTCTGTTTTCACACCTTCATCATGGCCTTCTTTTCTAACCTGGTTATAAAGATCTGGGTGCTTGTTTTTGAGCTCTTCTAAATTCATGATTTCTTCCTCCTCTTTGCTATTTGGTGATGTTTGGTTGTTAACTGGGGCTTCAATGCCCAACACACCTTTAGGATTCTGCCCATATTCATTAAGGATTTTATTAATGACCTTCTTTGGTAAAACCTCATTTTGAAGAACATTAGAGCTTGCTACAGCACTAATTCCTTCATCAAACATGATTTCATCAATCAGGCCATGTTCTTTTGCTTGTTGGGCAGTCATCCATGTTTCATCATCCATCATATTCAATAATTCATCATAAGTCTTTCCGCTTTTTAAGCTATAAGCGTTAGCAATGGTTTGATTGACATTCTTCAAAAATGAAGAAGTATGATCCATGTCCCTATGATCTCCAACACTTATGGTAGAAGCATTGTGAATCATCATTTGGGCAGTAGGAGACATTTTAATGTAACCTGCCATTGAAATAACGGAGGCAGCACTTGCTGCAAGTCCTACAATATTCATATTGACCGCACCCGGATGGTTTCGAAGATCTGTGTAAATTTCAGATGCATCAAAAACTGAACCGCCACCACTATTCACATATACATCCAAGTCCTCCTCCCCGGCATTTTCTAACTGCTCTGATACTTTCTTAGGACTTGTGGCTTCAATGCCAAACAGATCATAAATCCACTGATGATTACTAGGGATAATGGGACCTTTAATATTAATTTTCATTCATTACACCCCCTCTCGTTGGCTTTCATCAATTTCACCAGCACTGTTATTAGGATCCATAACATCTCCTTCTCGTCTCATCCGCTCTTCAACGACACGGCGAGAATGGTTTTTCATGAAATCCCCATTTCCAAGTTCAACAGTCTCTTTCGTTCGAGTGCTGAACCCTTCTTCTACTCGTTGTTTAGCTGCTTTCACTTCTTTTAATGGATCCAATTGACCTTGTGATGGGCCATTCCATTCAGCGCCGGCATATGCTTTCCTAGCCATTGGATCAGAAAAGAAACCAGGTGCATCAATCCGTCCTTTGGCTACCGCTTCAGCTAACCATTCTTCATAAATGGGTTGGCAAAAGCTAGAGGTAAGCCAGGAGCGTCTCATTTTGAACATTTTCCATGCTTCAAGAAGGGCTGCGCGACTTGCCGAATAGGAAGATGTGAAATGTTTAAGTAGCAATTCATACGGAACCTCAATAGCTGCTCCCACCTGCCTACATACAGATGTAACAAATCCATCGAACGCGGTGTTTGGGCGGCCGGGATTAGACTCTTGTACTTCTTCCCCTTCATCTAGTCGTACAACAGCTCCGTAGCCTAACTCATAGGAATATTCATCTCCATCATCTATTTGTTCATCTTCCTCATACATTTCTCCTAATGGATTTCCGCCTTCGTCTGGATTTTTACTCTTCACGAATGCGGTGTACATACCGCTAACTACGGAAGCCATCAACTCAGCTTCTGAATACCTGCTTAATTGTTTGAGTGATTCAATGACTGGTGCCAATGTAGGGACACCTCGTCTTTGCTCCGGACGCTCAGTTTTCATCAAGTGAATAATGTTTGGCCGACCCGTTTTCTTTCCATACTTTCTAACTCGTTTCCACTGATTCTTAGAATGCGATATAGAGTAAGGATGTTGTTGGGCAATATGATAGGCAATAACTTCTCCTCGAGAGTTAATCTCTACACCGTTAACAATCTTGTTATCTAAAGATATTTTGTTATCTGGCGTACAGACCCGATCCGCCTCCAGCAATTGAACGCGCAGGTCGTAAGGCATATTAGGTCGCTCAATATAAGGCAGTAATGCAAACGAATCACCTGACATTAACTCAGATAAAAAAGCTAATTGCTGTAACTCATAAAAGTTATTCATACGCTGAGCATCACAATGAACACTCTCAGCCCATAGTTCAAACTCTCTCTCTGCTTTTTTCTGCCAAGCTTCGGCTTCTTCAAGGTTCATTCCTAAATACTCATAATCGATTTGTGAATTGAGCCTTAAACCACTGCCTACAACGTTAGTACGAATAGTTTTTAGTGCGCCTGTTGCTAATGGAGACCCCATATATAAATCTCTTGATCGTTCTCTGAGCTTTGAAACGTTTTGCTCAACATCTTCAAGGACAGATCCCACAGAAGAAAGCCAACCTCTCATGCTTGTCTTTTGAGTGTTGGCTCCGTGGTCGCCGTACCCTTGGTTTAGTACCTTTAACTTTTGCTTTGCATGGTAACGTTTTAATCCTATCTCAGGAGAGATAGCTGTTATAGCGCGATCAATGAAATTCAATCGACTCACCTCCTACCGATCACGAGGAACTGCGCGATACGCTTTCCTTCCACGACCTTTTAATTTTCGCTCTAAAATTGACTTTTCTTGTCTTAACTCATGAATAATCTTCTCGATATCCGGGAGGCTTGCTCTATCTAACTGCCGGTTACCAATCCTGTATGACTGACCGGTTGCAATGGCTCTCCGCGCTTCTTTGAATAACTTTAAATCTTCTTTCACTTCCTGCAATTCCTCTTTAAGCTCTTCTCTCAAGGAAGATCACTCCAAACTAAAAAAGACACCTTATAAAAGGTGCTTCATGTTAATTGACGCCACGTGAGACAACGCCTCTCTTGCGTTTTCTTTTTCTTACTTTTTTTGTTTGACCTGTACGGGATTCTTCTAGATTTGGGCGCAGTATCTCAAGTGCTGCCGTATTATAAACGCGTAAATCAATTGGTTCATTTCGTTCTCGAACCTTCTTCCAAACTTGATGCGCTACACCCTTAGTAAATCGAACCACTGATTTTTCAGCAGTAAGACCTTTGAAATAATCAAGGTTATATCCATTCCCTTTAGGAAAATGACAATATCCCGGTCCTTTCTCATCTATTTGCAACCTAGACATGACCTTTGCTTTCCCTTCATCTACTCCCACTTTGAATAAATTCACTTTTTCTCGTTTACGCTTTGTGACACCATTTAAAAGTGGCTTGTGTTCACCACTTCCTCCTTCACCTTTAATGGCAAAAACCCGTCTGGATTCTCGTGGTGAACAAAAGTGATAAACTTCAGTAGTAAAGTGACCGCCACTATCTATACACGTGCAAGCAATGCTAAAACGAACACCTTCATCATTCTCCCATGTACGGCATAAATATTCGTCTAGATCATTCCAAACTTTCTGTTGCTTAAGATCACCATATATTTTATGATACTCAATTCCCCAGGACTCTCTTCCTGCGCCCCAACCAACTACTTCTATTTCAAAGCGATCATCTTGAACGTCAACTGCAGCTGTTAAAACTTTTACACCTTCCGGAATATCTGCGCTGTAATATTCACTTCTTGCAAAGAGCTCGTCTTCCTCAAGTTGTTCGCCATCCTCTTCCCACGTTTCACCTAAAGCTGTGTTTGTCCAAACTTTTAACTTTTCAGGACCTTTTTTCTTGGCCTCTTTGAAGTCACTAATTATCTTACTCCATGGACTCCATGGTGAAACAAATTCATTTAAGTGAAATCCTCTAAAAGAAGCATCTGGATCTTCTGCAATCCATTTACCTTTTCCATCTTTCCACTTGTATTCACTGCTTAGGAAACCACATTCTTTACAACGGTGTCCTACAGGATCAAAAGATATTTGCGCCCATCGTAATGGCTGATATTCTCCGCAGGAAGGGCACGGTAAATTCCAATGCTCTTGGGTACTTAATTCAAACTCTGCTTCTATCCTTGAAATTCCTTTAATCGTAGGCGTAGAAACAAATACTTTTTTACTGTTATAAAAGTTGTTCGTTCTTTTTTCAGCAAGAGATAAAGGATCCCCTTCACTTCCAGCGCTAGTTGGAAAACGATCAATTTCATCAGCAAGTAAAATTCTGACTGGTTTCGAAGCTAGACCACTAGGTGCATTTGCTCCACCAAGGGCAACATATCCACCAGGAAATGATTTGTGAAGAGTGGTGTTTCCTCCATCACGAGACTTTGAATCAGCAACTTTTCTTCGAAGAACTGATGTGTCGCGTATCATTGGTGCAATACGTTCTTTTGAGAAGTCTTTCGCCCTTTGTTCGCTTGGCTGAACCAATAATATAGGGCATGGTTCATAATCAATATGATATCCAAGAGTGTTCAGTAGGATTTCAGATTTACCTACTTGAGCACTGGACATCACAACAACTTTTTTAAGTTCAGGGTCTAATATGCAATCCATAATCTCTCTTTGATACGGAGCCCTGTTCGTTCTCCATTGACCTGGTTCTGCTGAAGCTTCGCTTGATAATTTTCTAAAGTTATCTGCCCACTCTGATATTGTTAAATCTGGTGGTGGAGCAAGTATGTCGCTTGTTAAATTCTTAAATAATTTTTCTGTGCTATTCCTTTTCTTGACCATTTTCTTCTGGCCCTTCTTCAAGCAATTCTTCTTTTAATTCCAGGTCTTCTTGCTCTTCTATATACAATTTATCGTTACTAGTTTCATAAAAAACATGAGGATCATATTCAGAAAGCTCTTCTAAAGCTTCGTGTATGCCATTTTTAAGTATCTCTTTAATGGGTGGTATTTCTTCTTTACCTAATACTTGAGGGGCATATTTTGAAGGGAAAGATAACAATCGAGCCTTAAAAGCTCCCAGCATATCACTCATTACCCTTTCCACATCGTGCCCTCGGTGAAGTTCACCTTTCATAATCTTTACTTCTATTTCAGTTTTCTCTCTTTTAGCTCTAGTCCATAAAGCTTCTTCAGTATTCTTGTCCAAATCCTCATCCGATCTAGACCGCTCTAACTGGTATTCCATAAAGGTTGAAACCGAAGAAGGTAGATCAAACTTTCCATGTCCGACTCGAACCAACGCATTTTCCTTAGCTAATTGCTGGACTCTTCGCTTTGACAAACCAAGTATTTCGCTAATTTCATGTGTTGTGACATGATAGTTGTTCTTTCTTGAACCCTTCTGCGCCATGGGTTTGAACCACCTCCTTAGATTATTTCCCAGCACTTATAAACGCGAAAGCGAAATGACCTTTTCTGCACAGAAACTGGGCAATTTTTGGGGTCGTGAGCACCCGCAGGACCTAACTTTTTTCAGAAGGACCCAAAACCTCTGAACCCTTGATATGAGTGAGTTTATAAGACTTCAGTGTTCATCTTTGAACATCGGCAATAACGTTTCGCTTTTTACTTGATGAATCTCTAATAATTCGTGTCCCTAATGATAGTTAAATACCCGGCTAAATAATTTACATTATTAGCCAAATTAACATAACATAAATCATATTCTGTTAAGTTGCCCTATATCTTTTAATCCCTTGTAACCCGAAGGGTTTGAGGTCTTAAGTTATTTGAGCTTAACAATCCCAAATTGTGTTATGTTCAATCAAAAAATATAGAGTTTTTTCTTTTCATTTGTTCTTTTGAATCGAAGATTCCTATAATAAACATACTTCTCATAATCTCAGCTCCTTTAGTAATATTTCAGCTTGGTTATTGCATCGTTCACAGTGTCTTGTTGGATACCGATGTATCGTAAAGTGTATGAGGTATCTGAATGGTTCAAAGCATCTTTAACTAACACAATATCTTTTGTTTTTTTATATAGATGATAACCCATTGTCTTTCGCAAGGAATGACATCCTAATGATTCAATATTGAAATGATCGGCAGCTGCTTTAAGAATCATATAAGCCCTTTCTCTTGTGATCGCTTGATTCAATCCAGAACGGCTTTTAATTACATATTCATGATCTTCTTTATCAATCAAATAATGCTTGAGCTCTTTTTTTAATGCTGGGTGCAACTCAATCGTTCTTTTGTTGTTTTTCTTTTTCTTATGAGTTTTCTTATCGCTAACTACTAAATAATTTTTGTTTTTTAAATCCTTCACTCTCAATGTCAATATGTCTGATATTCTTAGCCCTGTATATATTCCAATGAGGAATAGTAGATAATTCCTCTGACTTCTCATCTTAAAATACAATTCTAATTGTTCTATTAAGTACGGGTCTCTTATGGGTTGTACGAAGTTCACATAAATCACCCTTTGCAATATCCTTCATAATATAGGTGAATTTTGCACCTCAAAAATCTGGGGTTTTTGATTCCTTATTAAAAAAGTCTGTTACGCCATGCATAACAGACTTCCCTCAATTCTTTTCCTTATTTTCTTATTAGCCCTCTCTATGCGATTATCCACAGTTGTTTTTTTTATATCTAATAGGTTAGCAATTTCTTGATGTGTCATAAGATGTACGTGACTTAGCATAAATATATCCCTTTCTCGGTCAGTTAATTCGGATAACGCATCTTCAATTCGATTTTCATCAATAGTGCTTACCTGAGTTTTTTTTGGTTTAGGAGTCTCTTGTGCTAACGCATCCAATGTGTCATTGAGCGCTGGTATCATTTCTTTATAAACATCTCGTTTGTCATAACCTCTTTTAGCACCAGGCAATCTTCCGGTGTTCAGCCATTCAATAACAAATTTTAAGTGACTGATCATGTTGTTGTATTGTTTTATGTCCTCGTTATCATGTATAGATCGTTCCTCTTCAGGAATCCCTTCTAACTTAGCCTTCAGCTTTTTCGTATCCCTTAAAGTCCTCTTATACTCAAATAGTAAATCTAACAACACAAACAGCCCCTTTCATTATCGTTGTTTTATGGATCCGCCTTTGCCTCTTCTGTACGTTGGACGATCTATACCCATAAGACTTTTGATTTCCTTTTGACTAAACTTTTCTGTCTTTGGTTTTCTTTTCTTTTTCTTAGGATTAGGTGTCTTGATGTCATTTTTCTTTTTGTATTCCTCCAATTGCTTTCTGAATTGATCGGACATATATACTCTCCTTTCTTAATAGAATAAAAAAGGACACAAACCAAGAGCGTATTGCTCTCGATCTGTGTCCTGCGTTCTTCGCTCAGACATATTAAGTTTTACTTACTCTGCTAAAGGTCTTGTTTTAATAATCTCCAAGGCTTGGTGTTCAGTAAATCCTTCAGCAACAAGATCGTCATACTTTTTCTTTAATAACTTGGCATCATGACTTGATTTCTTCATAAGTATAGGTAAGGTTTCAATTACCTGATCTAAAGCCATCTCCATTTCTATCTTAGAGAATTTTCCGTTTGGTTGATCCATTATATGACCTCCTGCCCATTCAGACGTTCGCGCTGGCTTCTAATTACATCGTGTACTTCTCCATCTTTCCAAATAACTTCATCAGTTCCATGAGGTTTAGCGCTTATCTTAGTCATTCGACCATTCTTTACCACATACATCGCATTCTCGGTTAAATCAACCTTAGCTTCCATATTTTCCACAAAGCAGACCCCCAATATGGTAGAATAGTAGTTGCGAAGTACTTATTCTTAAGAGCTGGGGTTCTGCCCTGGCTTTTTTATTTGCAATCCTCGTATCTCAGCTAGCCTGATCATTTGCTGCTCCTTCTAACTCCTTATGTTCTACGTAATGTCCACAGCATATGATCACTTCTATTTTGGTTGACCAGCATTCATAACCACATGTGCTGCAGTAGTATTGAATCATTTAAAATTGTTCCTTTTCATGAATTTAGAAGTAGTTAACGCTTTTTTCTTTCCGTTTGGCCTTGTAGCTGTGGGGAATGAATATGGTCTATTAGCGAATTGCAACCTTCCTATCTGATAATCTCTTTCACGCCTAATGTTTCTCAAGTAGTAATACCTTTTCTTTCTCAACTTTTTCATATGATTGCTCCTATTCATCAGAACTATCATTTTGTTTCGTTCGTGTTTACATCAATGGCGCAGTCTTCATTCAAGACAACGATGTTTATCGCTCTGTTTGTATCTTGTTCATCGGACAATGGATGTTTCTTTCCGTTCTCCAATGGTATTCCATAACCTTCGATAAAACCTCTTCCGAACCTTGCTCGATGTTGGGCGATATGAGCAGCGTGTTCTTTAAGTGTGTAAAAATCGTAAAAGTCTTTTCTGAAATCAGCCATCCACTGTTCGGTAAGGACGTTCGCATCAAGTTCTACTCTAAAATCATCTACTCGTTCAACCTCACAATTGAAATTCTTCATCTTCACCCTCCTTATTTTGTTCATTAACGCCATATACTTGATCGACATCATCTAAAAAGTTTTCAGGCATTGGTTTCTTGCCATGTTCTATAGCTGATAGTTCAGCTGGAGGCATATACAGTTTTTCTGCCATATCTTTCAATAGATCACCATGCTGCATGCGAATTCTTCTTAAATACTTGTGGAGATTAGGAGCCACGTTTACCCCTCCTATTCCTTAACATCCATTACATCAATAATTTCAACTTCAACATTCAAAGGACTCCTTGGGAAACCTGTGCTGTATTTTGTTACATTAAATGATTGAGCTAACATAGAATGTACATCGTCGCCACCTTGAGCTCGTTTTTCTGCTCGATCATAAAGTTCTTCCATTTTTTCATCCGATACATTTTCTGGTTGCACCAGTTCAATTTCATGCTTATAGGTAACATTTTCTTCAACGGTTACACGTACTTTTTTGCTCATTAGAAACTCTCCTGTTTGTTTCGTATTTTGTCGAACTGTGTAACTCTACTTACAAAATCACTTCTTTTTCTTTGTACCAACATTCATCTCTAAACCGTTCTTCTGGATTGCTTTGAATTAATTCTCTTTCCCATTTAACTCTTCTGTTAGCTTTCTCTTGGTCCATATAAATGTCTAGGACTTCAACATCGTGATCTTTGAGGTAATGTTCGTAATGAACTACGAATACTTGAATGGTGTATTCTGTTTTGTTTTCTTCCAAAACTCGTTTAATATCGGGGTTTATATAACGTTTACTAGTGTTCATTTGATATCCCCTTTCTTATGACGCTATTTCGTCGAACTATGCATTAGCTTTTTTAAGTTTGGATGTGTAATTTACCTCGTACTCGATTTCCGCAAGAAATTCCGTATCGCATACATAACAAGTCACTTCATGTTCTCCAGGTTCATACATATCTTCACTTGAACATTCTGAAGCGCAAACAGGACATATAATTTTATCTTCACGGAAACAGTCCCATTCGGAATGACCGTTTTCCTGTGCAAGTTGTAACGCTTCTTGCTTACGTAATTCATGCTCTTTTGCATGACAAGTTTTACATTGAAATCCATCAGGCTTTCCCCACGGAATTTCAGTAAGTTCTGTTCTATGAGTGCCGCACGTAATACAACGATCATGTTCTTCACAAACAATATAAGAAAAAGGTTCATTGTTCTCTATACACTTATTACACCCACAAACCCAATACCAACCATCGTCAAACCTTTCAGCGTATAAACCTCGAATTGGTGGATCAAGTTTAATTTCAGGCAATCCGTTTCTTTGAAAACTGTCATTCTAAATATTTGTGTGACCAGAACGTGTTCGTCGCTCCCATTTCTTTGGTATTTCAGGTATAAATATTTTAGTATCTTTTAAATCCATTAATCATTCACCCTTTCTACGCCGCATTATGAGTCTGATCTCCTTCGTACTATGAGATAGCTTCAAGCTTAATAAATTGCTTAACTCTATCTAATTCGCTTTTTTCGATGATGAGCTTAGCGTCAATACTTGTTGCAAAGAAGTTTATTGTTTCATATGCGAATTCTTCTGCAATTTCATTAAACTCGTCTTCATCTTCCATGATTTCTTTCCAAGGTGCGTAATCTACCATGTTCTCTTTGCTAAAACGAAACTCTCTAACATCACTTATTTCAGGTGTCGGCAATGACTGTTGGCAACATTGGCAAATACCTCTTTTTGTTTTGTACTCCACTTTTAATGAATCCATTTAATTCACTCCTTCATTATTTCTCATAATCAGTCTGGTACTTCTTAATACCAAGTACCATCATGCCACTGATCACAATCATCTTTTGTTACACAACCGGTTTTTAAGAACATTTGCCATACATGTTGGTGAGTGCCGTCTTTATAAAAATAAGGGAAAGGTTTATATCCTAATGTCTTAGCCTTTCTAACGCTTCTTTCTTCCAGCAATGTTGAAGGTGGTTGAAGATACTCTTTAAAAGTTCCTGATGCATTTTTAATTTCGACTATCTTTCCAGCTTCGCCATGACCACAACAGCAGCCTAAAGTCACTATACCTTCGTTGTTCAGTTGTTGAACCTCTTCTGCTATGCAAGCATCCACTTTCACCTGTTTTCTGTTTTGACTTGGGTTAATAACCAGTACGTCTTTCAACGTTCCGTTTTTACACATTCAAGGCACCTCCTGAATTACTCTTTGTACCAATAGATGAAAAACACATTTGTTGTGAGTGATATTGCTAATATCACAGCTATAACCGAATCAAATGTATTTGGTCTCACTTCACCAAAAGCTACAGTTTCATAAAATCTCCATACAAACGTGATTAATAGAAGAAAATACCAGAATATCAACAGAATCCTCATACTAAGCATCCCTGAATAATTCTTTCTTGAACATACCGATCAAGGCATTTCGCTTACTTCCAGCTCTCATAATCTTGCCGTTATAAAGAGAGTCTCCCATTTCATTCAACAGGTTAGTGAACTGATCTTCTTTATTAACCAATTTTCCTTTCTCAATGCCATCTGCATAATTCTCGCTAAAACCTAAAGCGAGTATGCAAAACTCTGTTTCGTTTGTGTCCCCATACTTAAGAGCTGTTTTGCGATCAATACCAACTGATTCTAGCTTTTTTAAGTTTTCTGCACTAGCTTCAACTAGTGATGCTGCATGATCTCCACCTTCTTCATGGACAACTTCTAAGCTATTCAGAACGTCACAAACTTTTTGGTTTTCCATTTTCATTCCCCTCTCGATTAATTAACGATATAACCTAACCATCTGAATTTACCTTTAATCCAGTCATTCTCAGGTCTTCCTTTTAGAAACTTATCAACTTGCTCTTGAGATAATGGTTTCCAGCAATCTATACATTCTCCGTAATGAAGGTACCCATAGCTACCAAACCTATTCTTATACCACTCTGGATAACCGCAATTGCAGACCTCAACATCGAATATGGTTAGCTGCATCTAATCACCAATCATTTCTAACTCGTTGCTCATGGTATTGCTCATTAGTTAACTCTACTTCGGCCGGCTTGTACAAGTGCTTAAACTCCTCATAATCAAACAAATTTAAGCTTTTCATGAACTCATAAAAGTTATTTATATCTGAGGCAGTTGGAGTTTTTAAATCTTTTCGTACATATACCAATGCATACTTTAAGTCCTTGACTTCACCGTATTCATCACCTTCGGTTAATGCTACCTCTGGACCATCAGCTGTATAATGCCCCTTATTTTCTTTTGATTCAAAGGCCACTGCTTTAATCAAAATTAGTTCCTCCTCTCAATTACACAAAATGCTTACTTTGTTGACTAAAGTTTTCTAGCTTTCGGCCAAGTGAAGTCCATTTTCCCGCATTTGCTCCGGTTCTTAATATCACACTTAGCGCCTTTTCGAGCTTCGTCCAAATGTTTACCTGTAAGCTGATAAGTAGCCACCGCACCATGCATCGACTGTCCCATTAGTAACCCTTCTCTTGTCGTAGATGGTTGACTTCGTTCTTGTCGTAATAAGCTTTTTCTACTTCTTCCAAACTAAAACCTAAGACTCTAGAAAGGTTTAGGAATGTAGCCACAAGATTTTCATAGTTTGTAAGGGTAGTTTCTTCTTCAAGGTTACATGCTGCAATATAACAATCATTGATACTGCTTACTGGATCACCGTCCCAAAAGGCTCCTGTCTCCAACTTTGTAAAGCCGAAATGGTTACCTAGGCTTAAAACGAAATGTAACCCATCTACATATTCTTCAAGAATGACTTCTTTCTCTTGAGCAGGTTTAATGCTCCAATGTTTAAAGCACCTTGTGGCGTTAGCTAATTCAGCAAGTTCTACTTTAAAACCGAGGAATAGATTAGGAATAATATTTGTTTCTTCTAATCCGTGTTGAATTATAATTCGTTCGTCCAGTATGTTTTGCATTTTATATAACTTGTTCATGTTCATCGTGTTTGTAACCCCCTAGCAATTCTGCATTTGACATTCAGGTGGATCTGCTCTAATTCTGTAAGTGTTAAATTTTGAATTAGGAGGCCATCACCAGTTTTCTCATAATCAAAATCTAATAGCTTATTGATCAAGTATTGACGTCTCTGTTCAATACCTTTGCGTAACTGTTCGCTCAACTTCACTCCACCTCTTCCTTTTTAATTTCTTAATTCTGACCTATGGAGATGATCTAAGTGGAAATCAAATAAGATAATTCCACTTTTAATGTCTTCTTGGTTGTGAGGAAATTCTCGTGTTAGTTGTTTGGCACTCATGATTCCTCCCGTTTCTTCATAATAAGATTTCAACCTACGAAAAACCCCATTCATCCAGTAGGTACCTCCTCTGCACTATACTGGTAATCTAAGTTAACGAACTTCCCATACTCTTTTATAAAAGCTAATTCTACCGTGCCAATTGGTCCATTACGCTGTTTAGAAAGAATTATTTCAATGATATTTTGTTTTTCAGATTGACTGTCGTAGTAGTCATCACGGTATAAGAATCCAACTAAATCAGCATGTTCTTCAATGTTTCCTGAGTCTCTTAGGTCGCTATTAACAGGTCTTTTATCTTGCCTTTGCTCTACTCCTCTGGAAAGCTGAGACAGTAAAATAATTGGGATATTTAATTTCTTAGCTAACAGTTTTAATTCTCTAGCGATATCTCCGACCTCTAAATCCCTACGGTCGTATTTCTTTGCTGTTTTGATTAGCTGTAGATAATCAATAATTGCAAGATGATCTCCTTCTGGATCCTCTTTAACAGCTTGAGTTAGAGTTCGTTTTATTTCCTCAATCGTTGTTATTTCTTCATGTATTTCTAATCCCCATTTAGATATATCCCCTATAGCTTGCATTCCTTGGTTGTAATCTTTTTCTGAAAACAACATGCTTCGCCATTTCATGCCATCAATATTTGCTTCAGAAGAGATTACTCGAAATAATAATTCTTTAGCTCCCATCTCTAAGCTAAAAATATGTGAAGTCCCTTGCTGCTTACAATGCCCGCATCCTATATTCAAAGCAAATGCCGTCTTTCCCATAGATGGTCTTGCTGCTATGATGGAAAGCTCTCCTTTTTGAGGGCCTCCTGTCATTTCATCAAAGTCTCTAAATCCTGTGGGGCATCCAGTAGACTCTGTTTGCTCCGGATCCATCATGTCTTCCGCAATTTCCAAAAGAAAGTCTCGAGTGGTTTTCTTTTGTTTCACTATCCCTTCTTCGCTCAATTGCTGAAGGGATGTCATGAAATTATCTAACCTTTCTACTCCTGGTTCTTCATAAAACTTTAAAGCATAATGTTGAGCTGTTCTGCTCTTATAAGCATCAAAGACTAACTGTTCGTAATATTTAGAACTTGCTGCACTTGGACTGGAATTGGCAAGGTCAAGTAAATACGTTGTCCCTCCTGCATCATTAATGTCTTCTCCAAGCTCAGACGTTACTTTTACGAAATCTATAGCTTCGTTTTTAGTTGCTACTTCTGACATTGCTTTGTAGATTTTGATGTGCCTGGGATCCGCAAAGTGAGCAGATTGTAATTTCAATTCCTCAATCACAGTCGGTTCAAGAAAAACCGCCCCTAATACAGCCTGTTCTGCCTCAATGTTTCGGATCATGGCTTTTCTCCTTGGCTAATTCCTGCAGTTGTTGCTGGAACTTTTTCTTCGTTTCAGGAGATACTTGCTTTGCTTCTTGTTTCCACTGCTCAACTTTTTCAAGATGGTTGTTCTTTTCGGTTGGGTATGAAGCTATTTCAGCAATAGTAGGAGGAAAGGGCTTTTCTGCGACATAGTTTGAAAGGTTGTCCATAACACCCTTGTAGTCCATCTTCTCTAGTTGTGGAATGAGAATCATAGCTTTCTTCTTAGATATTTCAAATCGACTTGGGTACAATTCTGCAATGGTTTCTAATACATCCACAGCCTCTTTGTATTTCATGATCCTCCCTCCTTACGTAACTCATCAAACAGAGAAGAATCCGTTTTTTGTTGTTTTTGTTTACGGAAAGGGACAGTTTTCTTTTTGTTTTCCTCATATGTCCTGATTTGATTTAGATCGTCAAGTCCTTCGTTAATCCATTCTTTTAAAATAGACTCAACATAACTGAAGGTACGTCCTCCTTTATGAACTGCTAGTTTCATAGCAGCTATAACTACGTCATCTCCTAAATCATTGCACCAGGCTAAAAAGGACTCTTGTAAAAGTGGCTTCATGATTCCGAAGTTTTGTTCGTAAACTGTAACAGGATTCTCGCGTGTTACCTCTTCCTCTTTTTGTTTTGTTTCGTTTCGTTTAGTAATGTCGACAGGTTGCGCGACACCTTGCGCGTCACTCTCTACGTCATTTTTTACGGCTTTTTGTGCGTCATAATTACCGCATAGACTTTTCAATTCATATAGAGAAGCTCGATTACCTTTACGTGACTTCCAATCTATTAATCCAACTTGGTAAAGTCGATTTCTTGCTCTCTCAATGGTTCGCCTTGTTAATCCCGTTTTGACTTCAAGGACTGATATAGCTACAGTAAACTGTGCTTTCCATCCGCTTTTATTGTTTATGTGCATGAGTGCATGCCATAAAACAATGTCAGATTGTGAAAGCTGGTTTGTTTCGAGCCAATCATAAAAGGCATTGATTTCTTTGATGTAGTTCACGTATCGCCCCTCCTCTCACAAATTGCTTTCATACCTTTAATGTGCTTCATATGCAATTCAGGATGCGATCTTTTAATCCACTTGGACACATACTTTTTAAATAGTCGTGAACGGTCGTGGCACCCTTCAGTCATCCAAACGTAGCAATAAGGTATTGAAATAGGAATTTCTAATGGACTTTCTCGTTTCGGAGGCATATCCTGACCTCCCATGTGATATAATAGAAGTATAGAATTTTGTAAGTACCGCATATATGTGTGGTACTTTTTTAAATTCTCAGCTAGGAGATATGCAGAACGGACTGGAAATCCTACTCCTAGCTGCAGAATTCTTTATAATAGTTTCGTTTATGCGATTACATGTAACTTACCGCTTTGAATTTCATCCTCTAGAGCAGTTTCTAAAAATCGCTGTATTGTATTCATAGCTTTATTTTTCCAAGCCCCTCCATCTGCTTCAAACAATGCGCCTTTAGGACCTGATTGCATTCGGAAAATAAATTCACTTTGTGGTTGTTCAACTTCAATAAATGTTCTGAATGGATTTAACTTTACTGGATTAGGTACTTGAACATTACCTACTTGAGCAACGCCGTGTCGTGCAGTTACAGTTTGGGTCACTCCATCATCACTAGCTGATTTCACGTTTTCTTCCTGGACATTTCCAACTACCTTTAACATAATGTCTCGATCCTCAGTTTGAACGAAGCAAGATTGAAGTTTTATATTCAAATCCTCAACATCATAAAAGCGATCAAAGTTAAATTTCGGTAGCATTGCTTCTGCTTTCACCCATGTGTCACGCTCAGAATCCTGGTTAACGCTCGAGAACAATTCCACTTCAGAAGGATTCTTAACATGAATCATCAACCCTTCGCTTCCATCGAAATTCGACTTAATGTAATCTATCAACCCTGACAGACTATGTACCACAATCGGTGATACAGTAGGCTCAGGAAGCAATTGCATGTTTCCGGTTGCATATTCCTGACCATTAACAGTTTTAATTTCCTTGTTTCCTAAACTCACAATATGTTGAATAGCTTCTTTAATCAAAGTGCTTCCTCCTTAGTACTATTATTTGTTTTGGAAGTTAACGATTTTTTCACCATTATCTTGCGCAACATCGTTATCTTCATCGATATAAGTTTGTCCCTTCATACCTGATCGTAATTCTTGTCCAATGACCTTCCCAGAAGAATTAGTGTCCATAATTAATTTCGAGGTTACTTCTTTCGTTGGAGCTAATGCAGATTTTGCCTGCACAGACACATTAGCAATATCACGGTTCTCATCAGCTTCAAGAGTTAATGTAAGCGTGATTTTTCTTTTATTCTTAGGGTCTGTATTAGGATCTTGTATGTTTTCTAGTACTCTACCTAACTCGTAACGAAAACGTTCTGCTACTGCTCCTCCTGCTAACTGATCGAGATTAACTTCTGACATATTTCTCACCTACTTTCTAGCGTCAGTCACGCTCTCCTGGCCGAGATTGTGGAGAAGAATTCAAACGAAAAGGGAGGAGTTTGGATTAAGTAACAATCTCGGCCACGAGAGGCAAGACTGACTTGCCTCCAATAAAAAGGATATGGTATTATTAAATTAGACGTTTTGGTAGTCAGCTCACTGAGTTGGCTGCCTTTTTTTGTGTTTTAGTTTTATATTGGCTGTATTTTGATTTAACTGCTAGATTTGCTTGTTCCCATCCTTCTTTGTTAGCTAAAGCTTCTTGAATGTGGTGTCTGGCTTCACTTACCTTCATGAGTTTCGAGGCGAACTGGACGTAATTCATCTTGACACCTCCTTATTTAATTCCTCAATCACATCATCAACAGCCTTTTCTGCTATCCTCTTAATCTCTTCCGGATCTATCTTTCTTCCAGCGTTAAGAGCAAAATAAACTTCAGCATTTAGATAACCTATGAATTTATAACGAACATCTTTTTTAAACTCCAGATATGCTTTTGTATCTTTAAACTCCTCACATTTAATTCGGTTAAATATCTGAGATAAGACCATCAAATTTTCTTCTTCCGTCATACTCTTTACCTCCTATACAGCTCTATATATTTTTTCAACATTTACACCTTTATCTTTAAGTGCTTTCACCATGTCATCAATCTGTCCATGTTCTACTTGCATGCGCTCCAATTCACGAATAGAATTTAGAAAATCAACAGCAGATCTTTTGGCTTGCTCCAATTCCCCCTCATATAATGAGTGTTCCATACGAGTGATGCAGTTGTTAGCACAATTCATTTCATTTTTTGCCTTTAACTGGTCGTTAGGTAAAAAGTTTTCATTTATGTTCAATGGTTCGACCTCCTTATTAATTTGAGACATAACCTTTGGAAATTAATTCTTTCTTATGTGCAGCCCACACATCATTCCAGCTGATCCCGTATTCTTTAAGGGAGATTAAGAAGTGAAATCCAGCTGTCATTGATTCGGCTACTTCTTCAGCTGCATTCATTAAATCTTGCTTTTCAAACTCGCTAACTGCAGAAGGACATTTCGAAAGTAAAGGTTTGATCTTTTTTAAGGCTTCAATTGCCTCTTCGAGCTCTTCTTCGTTTTTCATCGTGACGGATGCTCGATGCAAGTCCGCATTTTTTCCGTTTAGGTATGGTAAGAAAGTTGATCCGTAATAATTTGTTGCTGCTTCTACAGCTAGTAGAGGGTTGTCATACCTCCCCATGGCATGTTGATAAATATCGGATGGTGTTTCTGCCCTGTCTGTCTCGTATGCAGATATAGATTCTCTAGAAACATTAGCATCCATGCTAAGTTTTAATTGGCTATCACCTGCTTCAATCCGAGTTCTTTTGATTTCTTTACCAATAGACACAATATTCAACTCCTTTAATTACCAATGATATTGTTGTGATTTAGTACTATTGTAGTCGTGGAGGAAATTTTTCATAGCTTTCTAATTGCTAGACCTTGATCGATCAGAAAGTTCACGTACAGTTTTAACTATGTTGTGTACAACGGGGTTCCCTTTTTTATATTCATCCTGGAACCATTCTTTCTTTTCTTGGTGACTCATGTGAGCTATAGGTGAATGAATGCGTAAAGTGGCATTACCACTTTTAATGGTTTTGGGTTCCATATCCTGATCCCTCCTTACAACATGTGTATGCTGAGGATCCTGATGGACAACCCCTGATTGGTTAAACAAACTCATACCTCCTCCCAAAAATAAGACATTAGATTAGTGTCTCTAAACGACTTCTATTTTAGTATGATTTTCTTGGACTTCATTGCTAAAAAAAAGATGTCCTATATCCTTTTTTAAGATCTGGGACAAAATGTAGGCATCATGCAACTTGGGTGTTGCAATACCATTTTCCCAGTTACTTATTGTAGTTTTCTTACATCCCACCTTGTTAGCTAATTCTTCTTGGGTATAGTTATTTTCTTTTCTGGCTTTTATAAGATTATTATTTTTAGGCAATATGCGTTCACCTCCTGAACTGAAGTCCAAGTTTTTTGGATTTCTTATTCATAATAATAAGTCCAAACATTTTGGATGTCAACATATTAGTATGATTTTTTTGGATTTTAATTAAAAAATATTGGTATTGAGGTACAATGGAATTGTACTTTCCTAGAAAAGTGAGGGTTTCTGATGTTTCCTAAGAGGTTACGAGAGGCGCGAAAAATAAACAATTTAACTCAAAAGAGATTAGCTGAGCTATTAAATACAAAAAAGCAAACCATTTCAAATTATGAGACAGGATATAGCTCACCTTCTCAAGAAATGTTAATTGATATAGCTGATCTTCTAAATGTAACTACTGATTTCTTGTTAGGCAGAACAGATCAACCAGGTTACACTGTGGAAGAAGAAACAGCAGAATATATAAAATCAGGTAAAATGGACATAGAGGATTTAAAAGATTATAAATTGGCTTGGGGAGATAAACCTCTATCTGAAGAAGAGAAGGAAAAATTATTTAAAATTATTCAAGCCTATATCTCTAACGACTAACACGCTTTTATACATAAGCGTGTTTTTTGTTAGCTGGTCCTTCTAAAGAAGGACCAGCTACTATTTACTAATATTCAATAAGTCATTTTCAATTTGTTCTATAGGTAATTCTATATCTTCAAACACCTGCCTAACATCAATATACCTATTTTCTTGAGTATTTTTTTCGTTTGTTCCCATAGAATTACCTCCAATACGAACGTATGTTCTAAAATTTTATTAATACAAATATAACACAGAGATGAACAATTTTCCTTACTATTTTTAAATCAAATGCACAGTTATCCCATATTTCGACAACATTTGACAAAAAATAAGACAGACTACTCATGATTTAGTAATCTGCCCTCTGAATCTAGAACTAATTTTTTTATAATCACTCTGTGTTTGCACCTGAACAGTCCATAACATATGTAATGACCGTTCGATTTATTTAAATGATGCATTCTAATAAACTTACATCTTGTTCGTATTCTTTTTCTGAAGTAATATTCTGCTTGTTGAAATATCCCATTTTTCATAGTTTCATTGTATACAGATGTTTAATATTTTTTCCTTACACAATTCATGGCAAGGTATACAGAAGTTAGCAAATGAACTAATGGCATTTATCATAGATTGAAGGTGATCCAATGTCTGATCGTGTGAAAAATCAAGATGTCTTTATCTATTTAAGGAAGAGTCGTAAAGACTTAGAAGAAGAGCAAAATGCCCAACAGCAAGGCCAAGAGTATGATGTTTTAAATCGTCACCGTAATCGTTTAATGGAAGTAGCTAAAAAGGAGCAGCATAATATAAAAGGAATTTATGAGGAGGTAGTTTCTGGAGAGTTTATATCAGAACGACCTCAAATTCAAAAGTTGATCCATGAAGTAGAATCTAGCATGGCTGATGCTGTTCTAGTTGTAGATTTAGATCGTCTTGGCCGTGGTGATATGTTGGATCAAGGTATGTTGGATCGTGCTTTTCGTTATTCGGGTACTAAGATCATTACCCCTACAGAGGTTTATGATCCTGAATCTGATCAATGGGAGTTAGTGTTTGGCGTGAAGTCCTTACTAGCTCGACAGGAACTTAAGGCTATCACAAAACGTATGCAAAGTGGTCGTGTCTCTTCAGCAAAAGAAGGGAAGTCTATATCCAAAAAACCTCCTTTTGGTTATTTTCGTGATGAAAATCTAAAGTTGTATCCTGACCCAGATACTAGTTGGGCTGTTAAATATATGTTTGAACAAATTGCAAATGGGTTGGGGCGCCAAGCTGTTGCGCAGGAACTTGATCGATTAGGTGTGAAACCTCCTTCCAGCGACCTATGGGGACCAACAACTATTACTGAGATTATCAGGAATGAAGTCTATATTGGAAGTATTATTTGGGGGAAGTTTAAATCGGTAAAGCAAAACGGTAAATATGTACGTAAGAAAATGCCTCGTGAGAAATGGGAAATCACTGAAAATGCTCATGAACCTCTGGTAAGCGAAGAATTGTTCTATGCAGCTGATGATGCATTAAAAGGAAGGTATCGTCCTCCGGTAAAGGTTACTAAGTCATTGAATAATCCGTTTGCCGGGATCTTAAGATGTGGATTGTGTGGAAAGTCCCTTCTTCATATTCCTAGAAAAAATAGACCTGATAACAACTTTCGCTGTCCTAATCCAGGATGCAAAGGGCTGCAAAAAGGTGTGAACTTTAAACCTGTTGAGCAAAAAATACTTGAAGGCTTAGAAGAGATAGCATCAGCTTTTGAGGTTCAAGATGATATGGATCATCATAATTCAGATAAACAGGATCTTCTAGAACTAAAAGAAAAAGCTCTTCAAAATAAGAAGAAAGAAAAAGATCAGTTAAACCAACAAAAAAATAAACTCCATGACTTATTAGAGCAAGGAGTTTATGATATAGATACCTTTATGGGAAGACAAGAGAAGTTGGTAGAACGGTTAGAAAAGATAGATAATGAAATTAATGGATTCAGAGAAGAAATCGAAATGGATAAACAGAGAGAAAACAATAAAGAAAACCTTGCGCCCAAAATTCGAACAGTCTTACAGGCATATCACCAACTTGAAACTGCAGAAGAAAAAAATATGATCTTAAAGACTGTTTTAGATAAGGTTACTTATGTTCGAAAACCTGAATGGAAGAGAATTGATCAGTTTGAATTGGATTTCTATCCAAAAACATAGCCGATGAGCATTGATGTCATCGGCTTTTTATATGTGTATATCATGAACAGTTATACTGGTACAACTGTTCATGATATACACATATATTTTTTCTTCTATTATATATGCATATTTTGCAGGCCTCCCTCATAAGCTTTAGCGTAACGCACGCAAGCGTAGGCTAAGTGCAACGCTAAAAGCGTCCATAGAAGAAGTATATTAAAGCTCCTTTGACCACGAAATTTGGTTGGAGGAGCTTTTTATTTCGCCCCAGGTTCTTCTTTGTAATGATAAAACTCTCCATAATGGACCCCTAATAGCATGCCTAATTTAAACAGTTGAGGAATGGTTGGAAATGTCTTGGCCGTACACCAGTTGGACAAGGTGTTATTTGAAACCCCCATATACTCACATATATACGGTCGATCATAGGGAGAAACTTTTATGTAATAACCAATGTGACTAATTATCATTCTCTTTTCACCTCTTATAACTTATTCAACGCCTCCTCTCTCATTCCTTCATGCTGCACCTAAACGCGAAAAATCCAAATTAACTTGTGATAGAAAGTCATATTTCCACAAATGAGTCCATATGTTGTATTAAAGCTGATCAAACAGACTTTAAAATATTTGAACCTAGTCCAATCCATTCAAATATCTTCAAAGATTTCAACAATAGGAGGTGATTGTATTGGAAGATTATCTTTCAGATATTATTTCAAGTTTGTCTTTTCAAGAGATGAAAATATTAGCTATCTTATCCGAGAAAGAATCAGACGCTCCCTTTAAAGCGATATCCAGACAAGAATTAATGCATGAAAGTGAATTATCTGTATCTGTTTTTCAAAAATATTTAGAACGACTCGAGGTAACTAAGACTATTGAAGTGTTGAAGGATGGGAAGAAGCATCGGATTTATATAAGTAAATACGGAAAGTTAGCTTTAAATAATTTATAAGGAGATGATTGCATGTACGGTTTTTTAGGCATAGGTCAGGCTGGAGGTAATATTGCGAATCATGCTGCTCTGAAAAAATATCGCGCTATTGCAATTAACTATTCCCAAAGCGATTTAGATTCATTAGATCAAGTGCAGGAAAAACTTAAACTCGTTGGTACTGAAGGAGTAGGGAAGAAACGGGAAGATGCTATTAAGCTCATGTCAAACAATATTGAGATGATTCAAGAGTTTGTGATTAACAACTTCTCAACTCCAGCTGTTGAAGTTATAGTTGTTCCCTTTTCTACTGGTGGAGGAACTGGCTCAGGCATAGGTCCGTTGTTAATCGACTTATTATCTTCTACTATGCCGAATAAGGTAATTGTCGCTTGCCCCATTTTGCCAGATGAATCTGAATCAATGATTAGTCAGTACAACGCTTTAAAGACATCCGAAGAGTTATTTGGATTGGATGTCGCTATTTTTCCGATAGATAATCAAAAGATGCACCACCTCTCTGGAAAGCATCAGTTGTACAAAAGCATGAATGAACAAACAGTGGGATTATTTCACGAAATCTACACTTACACCAAAAAACATTCAAATGACGGAGTTTTAGATAAAAAAGATTTATTAGAGATATTCAAAACAAAAGGAATCGGCGTTTTGGGGAATGTTGATCTCGCGCAGTTACAAGGGGAGATGAACATATCTCCAGACAGTATTAATAAAAAGATTCATGACTCGTGGATCTGCTCACCTTTTGTATCTCCAGAAACGAATAAGGTCATGAGTGCTGGGGTGATCATGGATGTTCAGGAACCATTAATGGAATACATCTCTCAAAATAAGATTTTATCTTACTTCAAATATAACCCTACATTTGTTTATGAAGGGATTTATCATGAGAAAAAAGGCAATGTGCTGACTGTTTTAACAGGGCTTGGTGTGTTTCGATCAAGACTAAAAACAATTGAAGTCCTTATCAAAAGACAGCAAACGGCTTTAGAGAACCAGTTGGATGAAGAGAAGTACACCACTAGTGCAGACATTGATTTGTTCAAAAGCAAAAAGACGATACCTGAGGACAAAAAGTCGCCTTTAGACATCCTTAGTAAGTACCAAAGATAAAAGCCCCGCCATAATGACGGAGCCTGCCTGATTATAGGGGGAGCTGGCTAAATACAATTAGACCTACTCCTCCTACTATAAGTAAAAATGGCATTTGTTTCACCTCTTATCTTAATGTGCTTTGGCTTAGTGTTTACTTTCAAATGAAAATCATTCAAAAGGAGGATTCATTATGATTGTTAAAATGAATGGTCAATTCTGGTTTAATACAGAACAGGAAAGTTCTGAAAGCTGTGAGGAAGTGATAGTAGCGAAGTGGGGAAATCCAAAGCTGCGTACCATGGCAATAGGTTTCTGGACGGCATCAGCCAGCTTGATAGCCAAAGATGTTCATGCATCCTCGTTTTATGAACAAGTGCAGCCCTTAATTCAAGAATTTCAATCAATGGCTTTAGGTATGGGTGTGCTTGCAATTATTGCAGGTCTTGCGTTGTTAGCTATCAAAAAGAGATGGGGAGCTATCACATTGAAAACAACAGCATTTGTTGTAGGAGGCGTGTTTTTGGCTCCAGCTGCTATTATGTTGTTCGCTATTATTGCAATGACTCTAAATGATGCCTTGTTGGAAGCCTTTAAAGATGTTCAAGGCAATAATGTGAAGGATGTGATGGGACAGTGAAGTTTTTCTTCGGCATGGTAATTGGTTTTATTGGTGGAGTTTTCTATGCTTTGTATCAAACTATCGAAGCTCCTAACGGCACTGCTATTGAACTCATGAGGGGTATCAAAGCGATATTGGAGGTGCTATAAATGGAACTCACTTGGAACCACTCTTCAGTAAATGTATGTTTGCATAAGGAGCGACCAATACTTCAACGCCCAGAACCTAAATTGACATGCAAAGTGAATAATAAAGAGGTCCCTCTTACTTTAACGAAGATACAACAAACTCAAAAGCAAGAATCACCCTATAAGACCTTTCAGATTATCCCACACTCCAATATCAAAAACACCAAAGTTGATCAGTTCGCAGACTCGTTAGCCGATACGTATGAAGAGGTTTTTCAAAGGTGGAAAGATGGTTCTTTAAATCAACCGGAGAGGGTCTTCTTTGAAACTGAGATTACTCCCAAGTCCTACAAAACATTTATCACTACCAATAAAGAACTCAACGACACTATTCAACAGCAAGCGCAAGTTGTTTGGAAAGACGTGACGATTGGAAACAAAGAACCTCGTTCCCTGGATTCGGAGAAAAGTATCTGTTATAACTTCAAACTAAAACACTCATTCTTCCTTTCATTAAAAACAGACAGATCCATGCAACAAATCCCTCTGGAAGAGATTCTTGAGATATCTAGATTTATGCAACGCAATGATCGTGCCTTTATCCAATTCGGTTTTCAGTCAGCTGAGGAAGAGTGGTATAAGGATGCTGACCGAGAGCGTGATGAGTTTGAAAAAAAGCCTCCTAAACGATGGAC